CCATGAATTACTTTATTTAAAGCGCCAATAGCTGTATTTGCAAAGAATCTAAACCCTTTTGATAAAAAATTAATAACTTTTTCTTGGTTTTTTACTAGATAAACTAACGCTGAAATTAAACCAGCTACTGCCATAATTACTAAACCTATTGGATTAGCATTTAAAGCAGCATTAAATAACCATTGTATTGCAGTTGCAGCTTTTTGAACAACTTGCCACTTTTTCATTAAACCAATAAACATTCCAGCTTTAGTAACAAAACCTCCTATTATTAAAAGCGCTGGGCCTACAGTAGCAATCCACGTTGCCCATGAAGCATAGTTGTCTTGGGTTGCTTTATCAAGTCCAGTCCACCAATTTGTTAGTGCTAAAACTTTTTCAGTTATTGTTTGCACAACTGGTGCTAGTGATTCCCCTAATTGAGTTCCAGCAACCTTTAAACTATTGATTGCTTGTTCCATTTTGAAAGCATCTTTGTCAGCAGTAGTAGCAAAAGCATCACCAACAAACTCAGCAGACTGTCCCATTGCATCAAGATTATTAGTATAAGTTTGTGTTTGTGTTCCTAGTACCCCTAAAGCCCCTTTAAGAGCTTGAGACTTTGTAAAAAAGTCTGCCATTGGTATATTATTAGCTTCAAATTGAGTTTGAAGATGTTGCATAGTTGTCATCAAACCTTGCTCACCCATCATGTCTTTAACTTGCTGAGCTGACATACCAATTGCGTCTAGTGCTTCAGCTTGCTTTTTAGTAGGCTCAGATTCTAACTTAGCAAATGTCATCATAATAGCACTAAGACCATTTGTTGCTGCAGTAGCATCACCAGTGGTAGCTGTATATGTAGAAATTAAAGCCCCAACCTCATCAAAACTTATTCCAAGATTTGAAGCTAGTCCTAATTGTTTACCAAGTACATTAGACAATTCTTGAGCGTCGAACATACCAGTCCTAACCATTACTCCAAACTTATCTAGAGCTTCAGATGCTGTTAAAGTTTCTTCACCATAAGCATTTTGTGCTGCGGCCGCCACAACAGCAAGACTTTCCATATCCCCTAAACCACTTGCCGAGCCTTTTGCGACATTATTTAGAGTCTCCATAGCATTTGCCCCTCTCAGACCAGCAGACTCCAAAAAATAAAGCCCCTCAGCTAATTCAACTGGACTTTTTGCAGTCTCTTGAGCCATATCCATTATCCCATCTTTCATAACCTCTATCTCGCCACTTGTTTTGCCAACAAGAGTCTCAATCTTGGTCATTGATTTTTGAAAGTCTAAAGATAATTTAACAGAAGCAACTCCAGCAGCCACAATAGGCATAGTGAAATTGGTAGTCATAGTTCTACCTATACTACTAACTTGTTTACCGAATTTTTTAAATCTATAAGACGCTTGAGATAGTTTAGCATTGAACTCTTTTGTTTTCGCCCCTAGTCTTACATTTAATGCCGCGTCTCCCATTTTTTATATTTTACGTTTCTTTTCAGTTTTTTCTAACTCTAGCATTGTTTCTTCTAAAGTTTTCATTTCATTTTCTGGCTTTTCCTCCCAGTCAAAAGGTAAAAGTTTTTCGAGACTCATTTGCTTGCCTTTTGGTAGATTAACATTAATAAGTAAACATGTACTCCACCTAGTCCTTATCCACTCTTTTCTATCCAAGTTTTCAGCATGAATAGCAAACCCATCAACTGCGTTCCAAAATGCGGAGGGAGTTAAATCATACAACTCTGAATATGTCATTCTTAACTGCCCTAGACCTAGTTGCTCTATCTTATCCCAAGTCCATTCATATTCTACTCTCTCCGCTTCTACTTTTTTCCCTTTCCTTTCTTTTTAGGTTTATCTTTACCCATTTGCTGAGCAAAAATTTCCATACATCTTTCAATAATAGTCATGTCAGAGTCTAAATCATCAGCCAAATCTTCAACTTCATAATTAAACTTTTCTTTTGTAACTCTAGCCCCATCTTGAAGCCCACAATAAATCAAGTGAACAGCTACATCAAAAGTCATATTATTCCCTAAGTCTTCCATTTGACCAATACTTATTCCAGTCATTCTACTAAAATGACGTAAAGCATTGAATCCAAACTTTACAGCCATTTTTTTACCATTTACATCTACATATTCAAACATATCTTTCGTGTGTTGTGAGCTTAGTAAGGGGCAAACCCACGAAAGGTAGAATTGCCCCAAACTTCACTCTAGTTAATATTAAGCCTGCGTACCTTTTGATAATGCAGCAGTTCCTTCAAAACTCATAGAATAAGTCATATTGTCTTCCATTGGAGCTGTTTGCTCTAACGATGTAATATAACATTCTCCCCCATAGTAAATATCACCAGTTACGCCAGTATTAATTTCTATATATAATGGAGTTCTAGCAGCCATTAAATCATAAAAATCTTCGTAATTTTTAACAGCACTACCACCAGCATCTAGCATTGCATAAACCCCCTCACAAGAAACTGACCAAGATTTTTGTGCTTCTAATAATTCTCTCCAACCAGCAGAGCCTTTATTAGATATGTCTCTAGTTTCCATAGAAAAAGAAAGTGATGCTGACGTAGATAGTGCAATTGTTGTTGCATCTGCATGAGTTGTCCCAGTTTTAATAACTGCAAGTGTCCCATTAATAACGTTATTTGTTGCCATTTTATTTTCTTTTTTTAATTAATTATTTATCTTCTTTTGTTTTTTTTACCTCAACCTTTTCAAATTTTGTTGTTTTTTTTACTTTTTTTTCTACATCTGGGTGTTCAACATAACCTTGCTCTGCAAATCTTTTAGCTTGTGCATTACTTATCCCTATTTCAGACCCTATTTCATAAACTTTCCCACTATGGTCAGTCCATTCTTTGATTAATTTCCACCAATTTTTCTCCATTTTTTTTATTTTAATTATACATAACTAGGCTCAAACCTTACAGCATAATACTGATTAGTCTGATACCAACCTCTATTACTCAACCCATCATCAAACTCAAATGAATTATCTTCATTTAAGTAGTCAATACTTTGCACAACACAGCCAGAGTATGTTCCAGATTGTCTATCTAAAGCCCCTCTAACTCTTTGAACTAATGTTGCTAGTGTTGTAGCGCTTTCTGCTAATACCTCAACCTTAATAGTTGCTCTATCAATTGTACTTCTCCCAGACAAAGGCCCAGTAGTTCCTTTTGTAGCATAAGAATCTGTTGAGTTCTTATAAAATATTATCTGAGGCTGTTGATATGGAGTTGACTGACTTGCTATTGATTGATTTACTCCAAATGTAATATTTGCACTGTTTAATTGAGGATAATTTTCTAATATTGAATATATTGCTTTTTCTACTGCCATTATGCTGCTATTTTAAAATACCCTCTTCCCTCAACTTTTACCATCTTTTTCAACATTCTCATTGTATTTTTTTTCATTAAATTTCCAACCCCTTTTGATGTTGCTATAAATGAATCCATCACAAATGTATTTGGTGCTACTTTATTTTTTCCTCTATAACCAGCTTGAACAAAGTGCATGTGCCAGCCTCCTTTTTCTGGTTTTGCCCAGACTCCTTTCTTATATCTAGGCCCTATATTTAATGCTGGATAACGTCTAGTTGATGGTGTATTAAAATACCATATAGACTTTCTCAATTGACCAGATTTAATTCTAGCATAAACTTGACCCATTCCTTTAGGCGCTCTCATTCCTTTTTTTAGCTTTGCAGTTCTGTAAACATCAAAAGACCTATTCCCTTTAAGTTTAGGCGCTTTTGACCTCATTACTTTAACAACTATTTTTGCAGCTGGTCTTAAAACATCTTTTTCAAGTTTCTTTTTATCTTGCATAGACAAACCAATATTTTCTAGCGCTTCAGATACAATTTTTTGTCCCTCTAGTTTGAATGTTATCATTGTTGTTTAAAGTTATTAGTTTGTAGTTCTGTATATAAAATTTTATACTTATCTCTTCCTCCATACTGACTCACACCAGTTATATTATAATACTGAGTCTCACCATATATTAATGAGCCATCAGCTTGTACTGGATAACATACCCTCATATTGTTTCCAGTTATTTGTTGAGAGTTTGCCCCTCTATTTCTTATAGTAAACTCAACTTCTTGAAATGAGTTAATACTACTATTTTTTTCTTTCGTGTTTGCATCTTTATAGTCTACTTTTGACCAACATACTATCTTTTCAGCCCAAGTCTTAGTAGTGCCTCCCATATCATCTTTTGCAGTAGAAGCATATTGTACTGTAATACGTCTATCAAATGAGCCAATATCTAACATTAGTTAAGTCCTAAAGTTTGTACTTTAAATCTATCCATTAAATAAGTTGCAGTCATTGGTATCTTTCCAACACTACGACCTACTACAGCTACTTGCCTATTTTCATACCATTGCCCCACTAATATCAAACATGCTTGTTGTAAAGCTAGTGGAACGTCAGCATCATTATCATATCCAACATCATAACTTATTTCTATTGCATTTAGTTGAGCAGCAATATCTGGGTATCCATCAATCCCCTCTAAGTCAGCTAACCTAATTCTCATTGGTGATGAGTATTTATCAAAAATATAATTTGATGATGCCCAAGTTGTTAAAGCTGGAGGCTCAGCGTCATTATAATATTTTATATGACTTATTGAAGCCTTGCCACTATTTACAACTGGAGAAAAAATAAGCTCAAAAGTATCACTCCATGTATCGCAATATTGAACTACACCAACTTCCATAATTTTAATATTACAATGTATGTATCATCTTCAGTATGGTCTACTCTTAAATGATTTTTAGCTTCTGTTAAAGAAACTATTTTAAGTATAGATGGTGATGCTATGTATGAACTTCTTGACATTTTATATTTTTATTAATTGGTGAAGATTGAGGGGTATTTCACCCCCCAAAATCCTCCAAAAATCAATTATTATTTTAATGATGTGTATTTAACAAATGAAGCACCATCAGCAACTCCCCAGTCAAAGTGATTATTCATTACTAATCTAACTTCATTAGTTAAAGCAGATGAATAAGGGTCTACTAAAATATTACTAGGCCCAAATTGACATAAATAAACTCTAGAAAAATCACCAAAAATTCCATCTGCAGAAGCAGCAACACTTGCAGGCGCTGAACTAAAGTAACCATCATAACCCATTAATTTATCATCAACGTAAGCTGGGTAAACTCCAGAAACTTGTGCTCCTTGCTTTAAGTTAGAATACATTGCCCAGTTGTTTACGAATGCTAATCTACCATCTAAACCATGATTATTTGCAATAGTTTGAATTGCAGTTAACATGTCTTCAGTCATTCCAGTACCACCAGCAGTAGTTGACTCTGTAAACGTTAATACTCCAGAAGTTGCAGCAATAGCAGCTGGCGCATTTGATACAGATGTAGACCCAAACATTGCAGTATCTATTTGAGTTGCCATATTACGTCCTAAATCATTCATTACAGCAGCTTCAGCAGCAGTACCATTTTGAGCTAAGATTACATTAGATAAGTTAGCATATCCAGTTAATCTTTTTGGTGTCAAAGTTATTTTATCAAAGTTTGCCCCGCCATTAGCAGCAGCTCCAACTTCAGTTTGCCAACCTACAGTAGACCCTCCAGCAATTGGAAGAACAGTATCAGCAGCAACAGTACCTAAGTTATTAAGACCTACTCTATTCCAAAGACCAGCCTCTTGCAAAGAATCAATGTAAGCGCCAACAGCAACTGGTGCAATAGCAGAGTTAGTTTGGTCAATAGCTCTTTTTTCAGTCATTATTGTTGGAATACCTATACCTTGTAGACCTTTTCTAGCTTCTGATTCAGCTTCTTGGTGCATCTCTGCCTCAATTCCACTTAATTTACCAGTAGACTGAATGTCCTTAACAGCTTGGAATAAACTCCATCCTCTAGTTTGCTTAGCAACGTGTGGCGTATTTACACTAACTCCAGATGTTGAAGCAGCGTTTCTTAATTCAGTTTCAATTTTTTCAGCTCTTTTAATATCAACATCTAACGAGTCAATTTTTGAGATGAAAGAATCAACATTTGTAGATTCGTCTTTAGTTAGTTCTCTTTTTTCAGATGTAGCAAGTGAATGCACTTCTTCTAATTTAGAAACTAATTCTGAAC